CTGTGTATCTACGTTCTTTCTGGCTAATCATAGAATATGGTGCTGCGCGTTGTTCTGCAAAGTGAACAATAGCATCAGGTTTATATTCTTTTATTTTTTGTTGTAATAGATGATAATCCTTTGCAATGTCGCAATGGAAGAAATCTATATAGCCACCTTCATGTTGTTCATTAATAAAGTAATTAGCCGTCTTAATTCGATCAGTAATCGAAGCAATATTTGTTAATGAATTACTGGATAAATCATTATCAATATTACGTCTAGATAGATTATCAATAATTAAAACATCATGGTAGCTATTTGCTAGTTTCAAAGCCGTTGGCCAACCACAAAAACCATCACCACCTAATACTATAATTCTCATGTAATATCTTTCATCAGTTGTTCTACATTCTCACCACGATTAGGTAGTAAATCTTTTAAGAAGAAATGCACAAAATTACATTCCTTGATTTTTGTGTTGGCACTATAGAGACCATTCCATTTCCAGTCCATGTGTTTAATATTCATTTTCTCTTCACGAATCCACGTATTAAGAAGAGTTTGGTCAGTAGACCATTTCCACGGGCCAAGACCATCAATGAATGGTTTAAATCTTGGCCGGCTTAAAAACTGTTTTGGAGTTTCACCATTTAAATATTTTTCAATAGATTTATTTAAAACCATAACCCCCATATTCATAAACTCAGCGCCAAGGATATTCCATTTCCAATCTACATTCTTAATAGTACCATATTGCATACGAGAATAGTTTGAGATTTTTTGTTTATACTTTTCAGTAATAGGCATATCTCTTTCAACTACAGCACCAAAATGATATTCATCTCCAACTTCATCAAAGATTGATTCATTGCACTCTGGTCTAATCCACACATCTGCATCTATTACAGCTATTTTATCATATGTTTTAAGGTATGTAAAGGCATTTTCTTTTTCATAGATAGGAAGAAACCCACCATACTTCATATACGATTCATTTGATCTATTAGTCTGAAAAATATCAGGCTTAATCATAAGAATAGGTTGTCGCTGTTGAATATATTCTGCACCAATTCGTTCTGCATATTCTGCCACGCTGGATGTGCAATGATCGTATAGCTTAGACCGCTTTCCGGTGTATACTTGATAAATCAATGTTTTCATAATCTTGGCCTATAAATGTTCTATTAGGATTTTTGTGGTCTATCGTGTTTAATCCATCAATATTTATCTGTTCAATATAATGATAGTCGTTCATTTCTTTTTGGCGTTTGAAATTCAACACAGTTCCTATATGCCCATCGCTATTTTGCCATATAGGCTTCACCACTGCTTGTGCTACAAGTCTTTCTGCGACAGTTTGAGTGATATAATATCCGGATCCTGGAGCTAAATGAATACCTATCGGATCATAATCTCTATTAATAAAGGATAAAAATTTATAACCTTCTTTTGACATGTCTGGTAAAGGTTTTACTAATTTAGAATCATGCTCTAAAATAAGGATTGGTTTTTTTATTTTTACACATTCACACCACAATTCAAAATGGCTGTACCATACTGCTTTTTCAGTAGAAGTAAATTCTCTTTTTCTACCAGCGGTTTTAAAACCAAAATCAATCTTTGTCTTTTTATATAAATCTTTTGGTGTGACCGCTTCAAATTGTTTTACTTCATATTCTTTCCATGATGGAAGCACTTCTCTTTTATACATTTCAGAAATAGGATGGTGCTTCATAGAGATCATATAGATTTCAAAATAAGACATTTATTATAATTTAGTCATAGCAAAATATTGATATTTTTGTGACGGGTCTTCTATATCTAGGTTGTAATAAGAAATCATTTCACCGTCAATAGGTCCTGTGATTTCTTTCTGAAGTAGTCTTTGTTTAAATAATGTTCTGGCTTTTAAAGGAGTGATATAGATTCCAGAAGTTGGCTGGGATTTTTTTCTATTATTTAGATTTAAATAAAAGCCTAAAATTTCAAAATCTTTAGTTTCTATTTTATTTGATATATCTTGTACTAATTCATTTCCAGCAAAAGTAATAATAACAGGTCTTGTTTCTTTACGGATTTTTTTCAGAATCATTGCAAAAGAATACCATTTGCATTTTTCAATATAGAGATCTCGATTTATTCCATATTCGCCACCAAACTTTAATCTAAATCCATTGTCTTTTTCAGGATTTGCATACGGCTGATATCGAATACTTTCATATCCAAATCTTTTAAAACTATTTGCAGTTTTAATTTTTTGAATTTGATTATTCATATTTTCAGGATTGAAAATAATATAAACCAATGTATCTTTGCGTAAATGGAAAACTTCTTCTACACTCATCTGTAATCATCCAAGTTAAAATTTGTACCGTGCATTTTATAAAGATCTCTTTCATGGTTTGTATAAACTAATACTTCAGGATCATCAATTAAGAAATCACAATCATTGCAGTAAGATGGCCAGTTACCCATCTCATGATCTTTACGTAGCTTATTATATTTATCCCCGTACCAGATGTCTTCTAGAGAATTCTTTGATAAATGACCTAGTACAGCTTCATCATCTCTTCCAAGTACTTGGCAGCAAGGATGAATAGCCCCAACGTTCCCGCCGATACCACCAGCGCGGATAACAATATCAGGGCTGAAGGGTCTTCCGCAAGTTTTCTTTTGGCCCACTCTTTCATAATTTGGATCATATACTCCACTCCAATTATGCATCTTCCAAATTTCGGTCTTTACGCCAGCACCTTCAACAATCTTACGATATTGTTCTACTTCATAATCTATATTATCATTATCAAGAATCAAATGATATGTCGCCACAACACAATCTGATAATGTGGCGTAAACATAAGCCGCTGTTTCTTCTAAATTATATTTAACAGTTTTGAAAGAACTACTATTCATCCATTGGCGATAAGTCTCTTCATCATAACCAATCATTGAAAATCGAATAAAATCAGCACCAGCGTCAACAACCTCATGCATAAACTGACCTGTCATACGAAATCCATTTGTAAACATAAATGCCTTAGCACCGTACTTCTTTACAATTGCAACATATTCTGGTAAGTTACGATTTAGTGTTGGTTCACCAGAACCTTCAAGGTTAACTACGTTTAAACCTGCTTCTGCGCATTGAGCCACATAGTCTTCAAATACATCCAGTGGCATCTTCTTTAACCAGTTTTTGCCACGAGCACCATGTGTTCCATCTTCATTTGTTTGTGGACACATTTGGCAAGTATAGTTGCAACCACCATTAATTTCTATTACTGCACGATCAATATGCATTTACCATCCATTCACAAATCTATTAAAAACGTTTTTATAATTTTCTGCTTTTTCTGTAGCTGATTCTATCATATATTCTAACTTATGTAAATCTCTTTTTACATAAAAATCTCCATCTTTTATCCACAATGCTGCTGGAGTGTGCCATCGAGTAATATTGCTATTACTAAAAACAATATGAGGCTTAAAGAAATTCTTTGCTATGTAATGCCACATACCTTCATACGATATGCAGCATTCACAAGTTCGGATATGATAGACCACTTCAGATATTGGAGTTCTATAATCTATTTCAACTACATTATATCCAAAGTCATTTAATCTATCTATAAGTCTTATCCATTCATGATCCAGCATAGGTAATTTATATCCGGATAATTGTTGGGCTGCATTAAATGTTGGTCGCCATAATACAATTTTACCATATTGTGGAGTGGTATTTAATGTTGGATCAAATCCCCAATATCTATATAATTCTGAATTAGATCTTCTTTGTACTCCAAAATACTTTTTTTGATATACTTTAAAATCTTTACTATTGAAGACATGCTCTATATGGACTATATCTTTCCACATATAGAATTGATTGATATATTTTACTCTTCCATCTACAGATTCTGGATCTTCATAATGATAATAATGGTCTTCTGGAAAATGATAATGAATCTGAAGTTTAGTTGGCTTTTGATTTACAAAAGCTCTCATATAAGCAATATTCATACCATACATTGAATCGCCAATACCCACTGTTGTTTTCCAACGTATAGTATCTACACCATAGTTATCTCTCCAATTCCCGACCCAATGATTCCAAAGATCCATAATATAGATTAATCTCTTTTGCTAGTTCCATAGCTGTATCAAAATTTTTACGGAACCGATTGTTCTTATGTCCATTATTTATAAAATAGTTAATACTATCAATATCACTCTGGTAGCTCGGTAAATCAAAAGTTTTCCGATATGATACTAATTCTTCGTATTGGAATCTCTTAGATAAAACTTCAAACAGAGTCATAGTGGCCTTCCATTTTAAATAATCCCATGATACTAGGAGTGTTTGCATAATATTTTGCGACTGAACTATATTTTATATTTGTATAAAAATAATATTTTGGATCGTATTTTATATCAAACAATTTGTAGGTTCTTTTGCAAGCAAGTCTAACATCGTATAATTCAATATTATCTACTAGAATATAGCGAGGTTTTATTTTCATACAAGATTTTAAATCTTTTTTAGGGAAATCATCAATGTGTTTGCCATCAACAAAAATTAAATCAATATCAGTATGCCTATGCTCATTTCCCCAAATAGGTTCTTTATAAAATGTATGTTGCGGCCAATACTTTTTAATCTGTCTTGCATTTTTTTCTGATACAACATTTGGATCGTAGCTTACTAAAGATTCCAAATTTTTAAATACAGTCATCATCACAAGAGATGCATGTCCTGCCCACATTCCAATTTCAATTACTTTCTTTGGATTAATTATTTCTTGCATCTCAATCCAAGGATTAATCATGTCTGGATTATTTAAATCAGTTCCACCCCATTCATCTTTTGGATAACGTAAGTAATGATCGTCAATGTTTAAAATGTTTTTCGCCATAACTTTGTATTAACTCTCTATCAACTTGATAACTCACATTGGTTGCTATAATAGTTTTTCGTGTATTACTTTTTATTATAGGAGATCTATGTACTAAAAAAGTTGGAAAAAATATTAGCTGGCCTTCTTTCAAAGGAATATCATAATGTAAAAATTCAGTCGCTTCTGACATTTCAGGTAGTTCTAAATAATATACTACTGCCCAATGTCCGTTGTGTTGATGCCAACCAAAATCTGAGTTTTGAGTATATTGTTGAAACCAAGGTTTTATTTTTTTATATTCTGGTTGCAACCCGTATATTTCAGCAACTTCCATTACATATGGATATATTAATTGTTCAAATAATTTTTCATATGTTTTTGGTACATTCATAGGATAGTCATACAGATAACCTTTTTCATTTGGCTCTATATTATTTTTCTCTATCATCTCTTCTATAGATTTCAAAAGCAGAGGTTTATACTGCTCATGACCTTCTACATCAAACACATGGATATGATCTGGAAGCTTAGGCTGATTCTCCAGTAATGTATTCATATATGTATTCCCATTTAGAAAAGGTTGGAAAATCTTCGTTATGCATGTTGTGAGCATGTTCTACAACAAGACTTTCTAATCCAAGACTATCGCCTAATTCAGCATTTTCTAATTTATCTTCAATCCAAATCAATCCGGAATCAGCATAAGGTGCAAGAACATTGTCTTTATCAGCTCCAGTATCTTCAAAGATAAACTTAGTAAATGCAGTCTCACCAAATAGCTTTTGAGTATTTTGGATACGAAGTTTTTGAGCTGATTCATCTTTGGATAGAGATGTAATCATATGGAAAGTATATCCATGCTTACGGTGTAATAGATCTACGTAATACATGGCATCACGTAGTGGTGGTAAGAAGCCAATGGCTGCAGATTCATTAAACATCTTACACATTAGCTTTTTTGTTTGACGATCTAATCCATACCGATCGCCCATATCATAACATTCTTCACCACCATCAACCATTTCATAGCCGTGGCTTTGCATCCAAACATTAAAAGCATACTCCCAATTCATGAGTACGCCATCGCAATCAGTAAGAATTACCTTGTTTAAATTGTTCATCATATAGTTCTCCTTCATTATATTGGTATTCTAACACATCTTGAGGAGAATGTACATAGTTTTTTTCAGATTTTGATTCTTTGATACGAAAATCTTTTTCTTGAGATCGTGTTTTGTTTCTACCACGTTTTTTATTGCGGGGATCAAATCTAGAATATTTTGCCATTTACCTTTCCTAATAACCTAGCATTTCTTTTGTCATAATATAATCTCGGACAAAGTCTGATCTTACAATGTCTTCCCATCCGAAATTAACAATAGTAAAGTTCTTAAGCTGTTCAACAATCTGTAAGAACCTTACAATTCCTTGTTTATCATCATCAAATTTAAAATCACTTTGTTTGTAATCACCACTAAATATAATTTTACTATGACGGCCAACGCGAGTAATTACAGAATCTAATTCATGAAAGTTTAGGTTCTGCATTTCATCAACAACTATAATCGTATTGTCAAATGTTTGACCGCGAATAAACGATGTAGATTCAAATTGAATTTGATTTGCTGATACCATTTTATTATATGAAGTCTTATCTCCAAAAAGCTCATGGCAGATAGATTTATATGGTGTGGTAAAAGCTTCTTCTTTTGCTTCTTTATCTCCTGGTAAATAACCCATCTCTCTTGTGGGGACCATTGAGCGTACAATAACTAGTTTATCCCATTCAGTTTCTTTATCTAAAACATCTTCTAATGCCAGATAAAGAGCCATAAAGGTTTTACCAGTACCGGCAGTACCAGTTAACACTAAGTTATCACCATCATCCCATGATTTATATGCAATTTCTTGATTTTTTGTGAGAGGATCAAACTGGAGTAAATCATCCAATTTGACTGACATAGAATTGTTAACAGACTTTTGTCGTTTCATGTGTTCATTTTATTACGAGGAGAATTTTTAGAAATTTTACCAAGAACATCTTTCCATCCGTCCCCAGCTTTGTTTACAGTCATTCCATGTTGACTAATAAATTTTGCAGTAGCTAGCTTTTGAGTCCACTCTCCTGTGGCTAAGATTTCTTCTCGTTCCGCTAAGGAAAGAATCATTTCTTTCTCTTCACCGGTCTCATTATTAATCATTGTGTATGATGGCATTTGATTTGTGTGGGGGACCGAAGTCCCCCATGTCCTTTCCTATGAAACTTGTTCCAATCTTGATTGTAGAAAATCACGTTTTCGTTTTAACTTTGAAAGCAGGTCTTTATTATTTTTTTGTTTTACCCTCTCCATATAATTAGTTAATTCCAATAAATCGTTTTTAAGTCTATCAAGTTGGATTTTACTCATTTATACTCCTATTTAAAGTTATTTGAGAATTAAGTTTGGAAATGCCTCCTGTACTAGTTTCTTGGTTATACCCTTAATTGGCATCTTTTTGTTAATCATACCAACAAGGAGCTCTGCATCTCGAGGATGAATTGACTCGAGAATATCTAAAAACATCTTTTCTCTTTTTGGCTTAAGCATTCTATCACCGGCCCCGCCTTTTACAAAATAAGCTAATTTCTTATTATGTTGAGTCCAGTTTGAAGGATGAGATTCAGCTGCTGCGGGTTCATAAGGAACTTTTCCTTCTGGTAAAAGCCAAACAATTGCTTCATCAAAAGTACCACGAAGAAGATCTTTCAGTGGCCAATTGTTTTCTTCTTTTCTGAGAAGTTCAATCTTTTCAGCTTTAGTTTTCGTTGATGAAATTTTTTCTAGTATTTCAAATGTATAAAATGTGGTTTTGTTTACCATCTCAAATGAAGTCCTTTACGTCTTCTAATAATCTACGACATCTTTTTTCTACAAGATAGTTAAACACTTTGCTTTTGTTTTGTGTTTTATCTTGATTGTCATAAGTATATATAATTTCTTTTTTTAGTTCTTCAGGTGTAAATTCTAAACTAATAAGTCTCATATTACGTTCGACATTACGTTTAATTTCTGGACCTTGAGAACTAGGATCTTCCATTAATGCTTCCATGATTGGCCGTCTTAGTGGCGTTTGGCGAGAACCGTCAACAAAAACATTGTCGCCAGAAAGCACATTAGGTACGCCATCCGAAGTATCTCCTTTTAATATAAGTTCAAGTAGTTGTTTTCTTGGATGTTCTACTTTTATATATTTCTTTGTCATAGGAGAAAACTGTGACACATTGTTATATTTTTGCAATTGTGCAAAATCTTTATCGGCTGATACAATCATGACTTCTTCATGATTACCAAACTCTTGAGTATTTTCAACTAACACGCCAATGACGTCATCAGCCTCACAGCCATCAACCTTAATTGTTTTGTAAGGGAAGTACTCACCGAGTTCGTCCCATACCATATTGGTTACACGGAACACTTCATTCCAATCCATTTTGGAATCTTTACGGCTTTTCTTACGTGATGCTTTATATTGTGGAAATGCTTTATAACGCCAGTTATTACCAGCATCACCAGCAATTACAATCTCACCATACTTATCTTTGAACTTGGTACGGTACATACGGATTGAATTTAGAATCATATGACGGATAAGATTCTCGTCAATATCTAATTTTTGAGTTACAATGTTGCTGATTGCGATACCATTGTAGTCAATAATAATCATAATAATCTCCTTTATGTTAGATCTATTCTAACACATCTTCATCTGATTGTAAACCTAAAATATGCTTTCTGTGAATTTTTCCTCCAACAAAAGCATTATAATATTCATCTGGCTTAAGAAGAACGTCATATTCTAATTGGTATTTCATTTCATAGTAAGAACATTGGCCTTTTGTCTTACAGAGTTTTAGAATCTCACGATGGTAATTGTCTTCACCTTTTTCTTCTACAAGCAATTGTACTTCTTTACTTGAACCAAAATACTTTCTCCAGTCAGACTCAGCACGCGTTCTAACTCTACGTTTTCTTTTCTTTGTTTTTGGTAATATTTTAGGTTTCCAGAAAAATTTCTTACCAATATATTTCATACCGGTATCAAGTTCTGTAATCATATAGACGAAGCCCTGGTATTCCTCAGGTGTTTCATCAAACTCTTTTCCATTATAATGCCACATAAAAAAAATAGCCCCTTTCGAGGCTATTTATTAATCATCTTCAATTAGTTCAAAGACCGAATCTTCTCCACACATTGGACAAAATTGTGGAGTATTATCATCTTCGACTACTACTTCTGTAACGCTAT